GACGAGCTGACCCGCCGGATCAAATCAGTGATCACCTCCCACGGTGAGGAAGCCGTCCTGCTGCGCCCCTCCCCCGCGCTGATCTTCGGGTCCCGCGCGAAACTGGTCCGGAAGACCGTCGCGCCCCGCCTGCGGTTCCTCGCCCGCTCCCGCGGGTCCGGCCGGTCGTTCACGTGTAACTGCCTGGTGTGGGACGAGGCGATGATCCTGACCACCGACCAGGTGGGCGCGTCGATGCCCACCATGTCCGCGGTGCCGAACCCGCAGCTGTGGTACCTAGCGTCCGCTGGCTACCCGGACTCCACGCAGCTCGCGTCCGTCCGGCGGCGGGGTATCCGCGGGGACGACGACCGGCTCGCCTACTTCGAGTGGTCGATCCGCCCCCACAACGAACTGTGCCCGAGGGACGAGAGGATCGGCCGCCGGTCCAACGAGTTCATCGTGTGCGCCGAGCACGATGACCGGGACAACCCTGCAAGCTGGGCGAAAGCGAACCCCGCCCTCGGGTACCGGATTACCGCGGAGCACGTCGCGTGGGAACTGAACTCCATGCCCGAGGACGCGTTCAACGTGGAACGTCTCGGCGCTGGTCACTGGCCCACCGACGACGAGGGCTGGCTCGCCGTGTCCGAGGACCAGTGGAACGCGTGCGAAACCTCCATCCTCGGCGGGACCGCGACCCCGGTGTGCTTCGCCGCGGACGTGACCCCCGACCTGACCGCTGCGTGTATCTCCGTCGCGTGGATGCGCCCCTCGGACGGGATCGTCATCGTGGAGCAGCCGCAGGACTGCTTCCGCCCCGGCACCGCGTGGGTGGTCCCGAAGCTGATGGAACTACGCCGCAAATGGAAACCCCTGGGCATCGCGATCCCGAAGACCGCGCCCGCGTCCGCGCTGATCGACGACGCGGAGAATCGCGGGATCGAGCTGATGAAAGCCACCGCCTCGGAGGAGGCGCAGGCGTTCACGCTGATGATCACCGCGATCCGGGACAAGCAGATCGGCCAGCTGGGACCCGACGAGGCCCCGTATCTGCGGTCCGCTGTGGCGCGGGCGGAAACCCGGGACATGGGCGACGGGATGCGCGGCTGGTCACGGAAGAACTCCGCGTCCAACATCACCGCGCTGACGTCGGCTACGCTGGCGCACTGGGCGTATAACCGGCTGCGCCGGGGCTACAACCCGCTGCGCAGTATCGGCTAGGAGAGGCATGCTGGTGAACATGGACGCCTGGGGGGTTTTCGCGGCGAAGATCCCGTGGGAACCCGCATCGGAGACACATCTCCGGCCGCTGGGCCGGAACGTTTACCACGACTCCCGGAACCGCGCATACCCGTGGCGGGCACCGGTGCGGGCATATGCCGGGCTGACCTCGCAGCTGTGGCCCCGGCACATCCCCATCCTGGACCAGGGGAACGTCGGCTCCTGCACCGGGAACGAGCAGGTCGGGGCGCTCGGCTCCGGGAACGTGTTCCTGGCGCTGCCCGCCGGGCACGCACCCCTGGACGAGACCCTCGCCCTGTACATCTACTCGCACGCCGAGACCATCGACGGGGACGGCCCCTACCCTCCCAACGACAACGGGTCCAGCGGGCCGTCAGCCGCGCAGGTCGCGAAGAACCTCGGGCTGATCTCCGGGTACCTGCACTGCTTCTCCCTCGCCGACGTGCTCGACGCGCTGGAAACCGGCCCGGTCGGCATCGGCAGTAACTGGTACGACTCCATGGACAACCCCGACGGGGGTGTCGTGGAGGTCAGCCCCGGCGCGCAGGTCCGCGGCGGCCACGAGTACCTGTGCCGCGGTAAGGACGTCGCGTCCAAGATGCTGTTCTTCGACAACTCGTGGGGCACCGGGTGGGGTACCGGCGGTTCGTTTTCCTACAGCTTCGCGACACTGGAACGTCTCCTCGCCGAGCAGGGCGACGCGACCGTGTCCCTCCCGCTGACCGTCCCGCTCCCGCCCCCCGTCCCGCCCGCAGACGACCCGGATCGGGCGTTCGCGAAGGTCCTGCATCCGTGGGTGCTGCTGCACCACGTCGGCGGCAACGGCAAGGCGTCGAAGGCCGCTGAGGCGTGGCTGAAAGCCAAGAAACTGTAGGAGGAGCATGGCAACCGCAACCCGGCCGCTGTCATCGGTACCCGTCGACGCGATCGCTGAGCACGCCGACCGGGTCCGGCCCAGCCTGATCATCATCGCGGTGATCACCGCGTTCTTCTTCGGGATCGGCTGGATCGTCGGCGCGTCATGGCGCGGCGTCGTGTACTGCTGCATCGCCATCCGGTACGGGTACCGGCAAGGCGCGCACGTCACCGTCGCGCCCGCACCCCCGCCCGGCCAGTAACTTCTTCCCCGACGGGCGCTTCTTCTTCTTCTTCGCGCCCCACCTCAGCGGGCCGGTGAACGGGGACAGGTCCCGGGTGTTCAGCCGCATCGCCTCAAGATGCGTGTGCGACTCTTTACACCAGCAGTTCTTACCGGCCTTGTGCTGTATCGCCATGAGGCCCCCCGTAGCGGGATTAGAGGCGGAACCCGTTATTGCCGAAGGTGCGGCTGATCGAATCCGCAACCACGCGTCGGCGCGGCTTGCCCGCTACACATACCCAGGACCGGGTCCCGTCTCGTGCCCCCTCCGCGTGTGACGGCGGACCGCGCCCGTTCCAGGCATCCGCTTTCGGAGAAGAGGCGGACCGGATACGCGCGTACCTATACAGGCGGGGGCCTGACGCCGGGCCGTCGTGACTTCGGGCGGCAGCCCGGCACGGAAAACTTTAGCAGACCTAGCTCAGAGCCGCAATCGTAACCGCAAGGGAGGTGAGCAGCAAATGGGCCTTGTCGATCGCGTGAACGCAAGCAGGACAGAATCTCGCGTAATCGGCGGGGTTCCTTTACGCCTTGGCGACCGTGGGACAGTCCTTTTGCTTCCTTCCCCTCCGGCGGGCCCGTCCATCCTTCTCGCAGTTTCTACGGGACCGATGAGGCGCTGCGCCTCACCCCGCTGTACGCGTGCGTCCGGCTGATCGCTGAGTACATCGCGTCGCTGCCGCTGAAGGTGTACATCAAGACACCGAACGCCGGGCAGAAGAAGTGGGACGGCCCGTCGATGTTCGACGACCCGGCCCCGTCGACGAACATCATGGACTGGCTGTACGAGGCGCTGACCTCGTTGCTGCTCCAGGGGAACGCGTGGGGATACATCCTGTCGAAAGACGGTTACGGGTACCCGCAGCAGATCCAGTGGATGCCCCCGGAGATGGTCACCGTCATCGACGACGAGTCGCAGCCGTTCAACCCGCTACGGTCCCGGGTATATTTCTACGGGCGTCTTATGAACCGGGAAGAATACTTCCACATCAAGGCGTTCTCCCTCCCGGGCCGCACCGAGGGTATCTCCCCGCTGCGGGCGTTCGCGCTGACGATCCTGAACGGACTGGAAGTCACCCGGTACGGCACCGACTGGTTCAAGTCGGGCGGGTTCCCCCCGGGGACGTTCAAGAACAACGAGATCGAGATCGACCCGGTGCAGTCCGCGGAAATCCGCTCGCTGCTCACCACGTCGATCCGGCGGCGCGAGCCACTGGTGTACGGGCGTGACTGGGACTACAACCCGATTTCCGTACCGCCGTCCGAAGCCCAGTTCGTTGAGACAATGCAGATGAACGCGACGCAGCTCGCCGCGGTGTACGGGCTCCCCCCGGACCGGGTCGGCGGTAAGCGCGGTGACTCTCTCACCTATAGCACGGTGCAGCAGGGCGCGCTCCAGATCATCGAGGCGCTCCGCCCGTGGATCGTCCGGCTGGAAACAGCGTTCTTCCGGCTGCTCCCGCAGAACCGGTACGCCCGGTTCTCCACCGATGCGCTGCTGAAAGCGGACCTGGCGGAGCGGGCGAACATTTACAAGGTGTGGCGGGAAATCGGGTTCAAGTCGGTCGATGAGATGCGCGACACCGAGGACCTGGAGCCGCTGCCGAACAAGATCGGCAGCGACAACATCCCGCTGGAAGCGGTCGTGGCGATGTCCCGGTCGACCCGGGCGATCCCGAACACGCTGCTCCCGCAGGTCACCCTGGAACAGCGGCTGCTGTACGAGTACCTTCAGTCTCTCGCCGCGGGGGCCGAGCCTCCGGGGCTGCCGCCGGGTTCGGGTGGCGCGGTCGGCGTGGGCGCTGGGAACGCCCCGCCCGCTGTCAACATCCCCGGTGCGCTCGGCGCGAACATCGACACGACCGGCACGCCAGGCACGGCGCCGGGAACGAACGGTTCGTCGGGTAGCGGGGGTTTCAAGCCGCCGAATGTGCTCCAGCAGATCGTCAAGGACATGCTGTCAGTGCGCAGCGACG